AATGTTCCTTTGCCAATCTATGACATAGTAGAACACGAAGAACCAAAAGAAGTTATTGAATTGAAGGTAGAAGATGGCAAGTAAATGTGTATTTTGTAACAAGGAAATAACAAACAAGTTAGAGCAACATATTAAAGCTTGTAATAATTGCACAATTTTATTACTCATGAAACGTCATAACCTTACTATTAGAAAACCAAAAGCAATAACTATTAACACAAAGAAAAAATGAAAAAGTTTAGTCTATTAAGTGCTGACAAAAACCCACGAGGTGGTCTCAGCAGTTCTGGTAGAGCAAGATATAACAGGGCAACTGGTAGCAATCTAAGACCACCAGTTAAATCAAGACCTGATACTTTGATTGAGTATAGACGTAAAGGTTCATTCTTAGTTAGAATGGGAAGCAGTCAAGGTAGATTGTTTGATTCTAAGGGAAGAAAAACTAGACTGAAGCTTTCATTAGAAGCTTGGGGTTATAAAGGCAAAAGCAAATCTGAAGCAGTAGCTTTGGGTAGAAGATATTTAAAAACTTATCAGAATAAAAAGAAGTGAATCAAATGTGTGGAGATAGAAAAAAACCAAAGATGCTAGATAGAAAAATGCGAGGAAGCCATGATCTTGAAGTAAGACTTTATGAAGCATTAAAACAAGCTGATCTTAACCAAGAAGAAATACAAAGACTAAACCTAATTATTAAAAAGCTAGAAGAAGATTTAGAGAACGCACATAAATCAGTTAATTAAATGCTTTATAATGATGATTGCTTAAAAGTATTACCAACACTACCAGATAATAGTGTTGATTTAATTGTTACTGACCCACCTTATAGAATGACATCAAGAGGTAATGCTGGAAATAGTGGTGGAATGTTTTTAAAAGATGTTAATAAATCAGGTAAAGTTTTTGACTATAATGACATACTAATTTCAGAATGGTTGCCACATTGTTATAGAATTTTAAAAGATTCTGGTCATATTTATATTATGACAAACCACATAAACTTACACGAATACTTAAACATAATTAAAAGCACAGGTTTTCATTTTATAAAAAGTTTAATTTGGAATAAAGGAAATAAAATAATGTCGCAATATTATATGAGTCAATTTGAGTACATATTATTTTGCAGAAAAGGTTTTGCTAAAAAAATAAATAATTGTGGCACAGCAGATATAATTGATATTCCAAATAAGAAACAAAAAAATTCAGAAGGTTTAAATTTACATGACACAGAAAAACCTGTTGGTTTAATGAAAGTTTTAATTGAAAATAGTAGTATAGAAAACGAAACTGTTCTTGACCCATTTATGGGTATAGGTTCTGCTGGAGTATCTTGTAAAAATCTTAATAGAAATTTTATTGGTATAGAAATGGACAAGAACTATTTTGATATTGCTAAAAATAGAATTGAAGAAACATTAATTTAATGCCTTTTAGTAAACCACAACTAGACGTATATACTTGTCCAAATAGATTTAGAGTTTTAATTACAGGCAGAAGATTCGGTAAGACTCACTTAGCCATGTATGAACTATTAAGGTTTGCCAGTCGTAAACCCAATTCTAAGATATTCTATGTAGCACCAACTTACAGAATGAGTAAGGAGATTATGTGGAAACAAATCAAAAAACTTACAACTGAAAAGAGATGGATTAAATATGCCAATGAAACAGAACTATCATTAATACTTAGGAATGGTTCTCAGATAAGTTTAAAAGGTGCTGACAAATCACCAGACAATTTAAGAGGAGTTGGATTGGATTTCCTACTGTTAGATGAGTATGCAGATATACCAGTTGAAGCTTGGACAGAAGTTCTACGACCAACAATCTCAGATAAGCACGTAACAGGAAACGTATTATTTATAGGAACACCTAGAGGTTATGGTAACTGGTCTTATGACATATACCAGAAGGGTTTAGGTTCTGACCCTGAGTGGAAGTCATTTAAGTTTACAACATTAGATGGTGGTCAAGTAGATCAAGAAGAAATTAGACAAGCCATGAATGATTTAGATGAACGTACATTTAGACAAGAATACTTAGCATCATTTGAAACATACTCAGGAGTTGTTTATTATAACTTTGATAGACAAGAAAATGTTAAGGAATGTAAATATGATGACAAGGCAGTAATACACATTGGACTAGATTTTAACATTTCGCCAATGTCAGCTTGTTTATTTCATGTTAAAAATAACATTGTAGAAATCTTTGACGAGATAGTTATTTACAGTTCTAATACTGATGAATTTATTGATGAGTTATTTAGTAGATACCCTAAACAAAAGATGATTGTTTACCCAGACCCAGCATCAAGACAAAGAAGAACTAGTGCTGGTGGTAGAACTGATTTAACTATATTGCAAAATGCTGGATTAAATGTTAAGTGTAAATCTACTCATGCTTTAGTGAGAGATAGAATTAATTCTGTTAATAGTAAACTAAAGTCATTTGAAGGAAAAAGAAGTATTTTTATTAATCCTTCTTGCAAAACACTTATAAATTCTTTAATGAAACAAGTTTATAAGGAAAACACAACGCAACCAGAAAAAGGTAACGGATACGATCACATGACTGACGCACTAGGATACGCAATAGAATACTTATTCCCAATCACATCTAACTTACCTAAATCACAACCTAAAAGATTTTCATAATGCCATACACAAGACAAGAAATAGAAAACCAACATCAGCATTACAAAGGTATGATGCCAAGATGGGAATACTTCATCAGATCATATTTAGGTGGCAAAGAATACCAAGACGGAAAATACTTACAACCTTACCAATTAGAATTTGAAAACGAATATTACAAAAGAATCCAATACACAGCTTTAGATAATCATTGTAGAAATGTTATAGATATTTATTCTTCATTTTTATTTAGAGTAGAACCAACAAGACAACTAGGTTCATTACAAGACGATTTATCAGTAGAACAATTTTTAGATGATGCAGATTTAGAAGGTAGATCATTTGATGCTCTTATGAGAGAAGCACAAAGATTTGCTTCTGTGTATGGTCATATCTGGTTACTACTAGACAAGCCATCAACAAACGTGATGACAAGAGCAGAAGAATTAAATCAAGGTATAAGACCATACATCAACATCTATACTCCTGAGAATGTTTTAGACTGGAACTATGTTAGAAGTGGTGCAGGATATTACTACTTAGATTATTTAAAAATTAGAGAGACATCTACTGATGATGGAGATTATTACAAGTTATGGTTTGTAGATAAAATTGATACAGTATTTATTTCAAACAAAAATAGAGATGAACCAAAACTTATTGAATCAGTTCCAAATCCAATAGGAAAAATACCAGCTATTATTTTATATAATCAAAGAAGTCCAATGAGAGGTCTTGGTGTATCTGATTTAACTGATGTCGCTGATTTACAAAAAGCAATCTATAATGAATTTTCTGAGATTGAACAAATTATTAGATTAAGTAACCACCCATCACTAGTTAAAACAAAAGATACTGATGCTGGTGCAGGTGCAGGTTCTATAATTGAAATTCCTGAAAACCTAGATGCAAATTTAAAACCATATATCTTACAACCAAACGGAAGTAATTTAGATAGTGTACTAAAAGCAATCAACTGCAAAGTAGAAGCAATCAATCGTTTATCTCATGTAGGAACTATTAGAGCAACTTCTGAGAGAGTACAATCTGGTATAGCTTTGAGAACTGAATTTGAATTATTAAATGCAAGACTGTCTGAGAAGTCTAAACTAATGGAACTTGCTGAAGAACAAATTTGGAGATTATTTGCTGAATGGCAAGAAACTGTATTTGATGGTGAAGTTGAATATCCTGAATCATTTGACATTAGAGACTGGGCTACTGATCTTGAACTATTACAATCTGCAAAAGCTTCTAATATTAAATCAGCTACATTTGCTAAAGAGATTGATAAACAAATTGCTAAAACAGTAATTGATGATGATATGACATTAGAACAAATCAATTCTGAAATAGATTCCAACACAACTGCTATCGGAGAGTTTCCACAACAACCAATAACATTACCTACAGTTTAATGTGGCACAAGATTTATTACAGGAACTTCAAGCAATAAGAGCAAAGGCAGTAAATACCTTAGAAGCACAACACCAAAGATTATTAAACGATACTCTTAAAACATTAGAGCAAAGAGTTATTCAATCAGTTTCAGAACTTCCTATTCAAGATGGTGCATTATTTAACACAAGACTTGCAATAGAAATTAGACCAAAATTACAACAAGCAATAGAAGAACTTTATTTAGCTAAGGTTCAAACATTCATAAATGACTACGATAAGATTGCAGGAACGATTGTAGCAACTTA